TCTTGGCTATAAGGTTTACTTGTTTTTCCATCGGCTTTAAGTATTTTTCCTTCTTTAACTTTTTGTATAACCCATTTTGCTATATATTCTTCTGCTGCAAGTTTTATATTTGGAATATCTGTTTTCTCTCTTTTATTAGTAGCAATTCTTACTTCTATTAAGTGATTTTGTCCAGGAAGTTTAACTCCACCTGTTTTTCTTTCAAATCTTTTATTTCTAGCAGTAAGTTTTATGCCTTCCATAAAATGATCTACAAACTCAGAAACTCTAAACTCTACTCCTCCAAGATTTATAGTAGGATTATTTTGTCTTAATATTTCAAGAGCTTTTACTCCTTTAGTACTTGATTCTTTATGTGCAGCTTTAACACCTGCATCAGTTAATAACTTTCCATAAGTATCACTATATACTGCACCTTTGGATCTACTGTATCGTTTTCCTCTTTCATAAGAAAATCCTAAAAATTTGCTTCCTAATCCAGATTTTTCTCTTACAATTTCTACCCAGTTATCCCAAATAGTATCTTTAATAAAAGATATAGCTTGAGTTGCATATTCTTCCTGTAAACTTCCATCAATAGTAGAAGCAACAAAATCAATCTCTAATACTTGACCGTTATTCTGAACTATGTACATTCCCGGTTTAAAAGCTACAGTTGTACCCAACATATCTTTACTTAGTTGAATATAAGAAGCTCCTTTTGGTTGTGGTTTACCCCAATATATAAAAGTTAAATTTGGAACATCTTTTGCTGTTTCTAATAATGCTTCTTTCCAACTTTCATCAGTATTATATATTCTCCAAGCAGGGTTAGAAGCTTTAATTATAGTTCTTGCCGCTTGTTTATACGCTCGAATAAATTCAGCTCCTCTTACAGTAAAAGTTAGTATAGTACCTTCTTCTAGAAAAAATCCTTGTTTTATCTGTTTTCGAGCTTCTTCCAGTAATTTATCAAACTCTTTCTTATAATCTGCTTTCGCCATTATTTATAAACTTTATAGAAATCCAGTATTCTCTTTATGTGGTCTGGAAAATCTATATTCTCTCTTAAACTTGTAGATACCTGGTTTTGAACCTGAGCACCTTGAATAGTCATAGAGGCTTTTCTTTCGTCTTTTAAATAATATTTTACCAAATCAAAACATGCTAACTTTAAATCAGCTGGTGTAGACGCATATCCTGCTCTATAAGTGACTTTTACTGCTTTTCTACCTTTTGGAAAAGCTTTGTCAGCAGTATCATTTGTTCTTGAAATTAAATCTCTTTCAGTATCAACTACGTATTCGTATTTACCGCTACCATCAGAGTTTTCACTAATTAAAGTAACATAACTGTCTGCTTGACTTTCTCTTTCTTGTACTTCTGATACACTTACAAGAGGACTTTCGTCGACCATTATCTGATAAGTGCTATTGTCATGTATATCAAAGTATTCAACTTTATCACTAGAATAGTAGTCTACAATACTAGTGCCGCAATAAGTTTTTACTGCTTGGCTTATAGAAGGTATAATAACATTTAATTTCGCATCTTCACTTACTCCTGTAAGTCCTGCGAAATCTTTGTATTCTCTCAATGTTACTAAATTTGCCATATTTCTCCTAAAAAGTGGTGGGTTTAAGGAAACCCACCAAAACCATTAACCTAAACTTAGGCTCCTTTATAAGCAAATGCCCACTTAGAAGTTACGTTATCAATTAGGTCAGTAAATCCAAGTCTTTGTGAAGCCACAAGTACTCTTCTTTGGTTAGCTACTTCGTAGTCTGACTCAATTGTAACACCTCTTAATCTTGGCATTACATAGTTTCTTGGGTATACAGCGACTGCGCCGTAGATTCCAGCTGCTTTAGCAGCGAACTCGTCACATAATAGTACTCTTGAACCAAATACTTGTCCGATTTCACCACTTAACTTAGTAGCCATGTCGCCTACTAGGTTAGCATCTTGGAATTCTGGGTCTTCAAGAAGGTTATAGTAAACATCTTGTGAAACGATGTAAACAACTTCTGAAGGGTTAATACCATATTTACCCATATTTTTTCTCATACCAAGAAGATCTGCTGCTGTTACAGTGTCAGCGGCGTCAAAGCCTGATGCACCGTCAGAAGTTTCGTGGTTGTCGCCATCAGCAGCTGCTAATAGACCTTCAAATGCACCTGATGAGTAAACACCGTTATCGTGGTTACCAGCTAGAATAGCATTTTCGATACCTCTTGCATGTGATCTTACCATTGATTCTCTAATTAAAGGAAGAATTGGTAAAATTGCATCTTCTTCAGTTTCATTACCTAAGTATGATTGTGAGATTAGTTTAACTGTTGAAAGAGTTCTTTCATCCATGTCAACCCCACCAAATGGTGCACCGTAGGTGTCGCCTCTTTGGGCTAAGTTACCATGTGGTGATGAACCAGAAGCTGTTTGAGCTGAAGCAAATTCAGCGTAACCTGCATCTGGTAAGATTGGGATAATCATGTTTGCAGAAGTCATTGGGATTTCTCTAAAGAGAGGTGCCAAGACTAATTCATTTTGAATATCTCTTTCAATATTTGTTGAAACGACTTGCTCGAAGTCTGCTGAGGAAACGCCAACACCTGAATGTGCGTTAACTTTTTCCATAACTGACTTAGCATACTCATTGTCCCAACCTTTACCAGTCGCTAAACCAGCAAATTTTGCGTCAATGATATCGCTCTCGAAAGCTTTTTTCCAATCGCCTTGACCTTGTCTGTCAGCAAAAATTCTTTTTGACTCACGAATATTCATGATTTCTTCAGATTTTTCTGCTAGTTGCTTTTCAAGTCCTTTGACAACTTGCTCTAAATTAGAGTAGTCATCTTTGACTCTTTTTTCAACATCAGACATAAGCCTTTCAGCTCCAGATAAACCTGCTTCAATAACAGATTTTTGTTCTTCCTGCTTTGCTTCTTGAACAGCCTTTTCATTAGCTTCAACTTCAGCTTGCTTTTCAGCCTGCTCTTGTTGTGCTTTTTCTTCAGCTGCTTTAAGTTCGGCTTGCTTCATTGCATAAGCAGCAACTGCTTTTTCAGCAGCTTCTGATGCAAATTTGTTCAAATCGAACTCAGGAGAAACTTCAGGAGTTTTATTTTCTTCTGACATATTAGTCTCCATTTTTTGGGATTTCTCCCCACTTGGCTGCTCAACTTTCACAGCGTCTGCTGAGTCAACTGAGTTAGCCTTGATAAATTGCTTTTTAAACTTATTGTAGTCCTCCATATTATCAAATGACTTTGCTACAGAAAAGGTTGCTCCCTGATTGCAAGGTACTGACACTACAGAAACTTCAAAGAGTTCCGCGTCCTTTATTTTATATCCATCGGTTTCAGTCATATAATCAGCATCCTTGACTCTGAAGCCGACAGAAAACGCTCCAAGGACACCATCTTTTACTAAATCTTTAATTTCACCTGCTGCTTTAGAAATTCTACCTGTAATCTCTAAACCATTTTCAGTTACTTGTAATCCAGTTGCTTTACCGATAGGCTTATTATAGTCATGGTTAAAAAGTAGAATAGGATTTTGTTTAAAATTTTCTAATCCACCTTTTGTCCAAGCATCTGCTTCGATTATATCTCCAGCTCTATCTAGTGCATTTGTACTAGCTGAACCTTTGATGTCGATGCCGCCATCTTCGTTTTCGCCTAAAGTTTTGAAAGTATTAGTCCAATGAAAAATTTTATTTGCCATCTTTCTTCTCCACTTTCTTTTTAACTACTTTTTTCGGTGCAGGTTTAGGTGCTTCTACAACCTTAACTTGTACTGGATATCTGTAGTTCATTGCTGATAAAACTCTGCTCCAAGAGCCAAAAGCTCTTCTTAAAAGATAATCTTTTACTGGAACATCGCTACCAAAGGATTTGTACACGTCTAAGCTCATGTTAGTATTATTTTTACTACCCATAAATTCAGAAAGTGCTTTTAACATCATATCTTTTGTCATATTAATTTTCCTCGCTTGGGGCAGCCTCTGCAGGTCTACCACCTTCTTCTGGATTTACTGATGACCCTGCTAAATTTACAGGAACACGAGGTTCATCAAATCCTTCAATTGGATCTTTACCAAGAGCTTCTCTAGCTTCATTTGCACTTATAATTCCTGTGTTCACAAGTGTTGCATAATAAGCAGCTTGATCTCTTAATTCAGGTTGTAAAGCAGGTATTCCTGTTACGTCCTCATTAAGTTTAAATCCAAAAAATCTTTCTAAAGCATATCCTATTTTTCTTACTATTGGTAGTATTGTTTCCAAGTAGTATAGTCTATGATTTGGTCTAATGTTTGCATTATTTCCACCGTCTAATAAAATTGGTGGTATTCCCATTGCTTCAAGAATAATTCTTTCATTTGATTTTATTGATTCTTGAAAGTCTAGTTCTCTAAAATTAATTTGAGACATTGGCTCAACTTCTAAGCCTCCATCAAGTATAAGAGGTCTGCGACCTCCTGTGTTTGGATTATATCTCATACTCCATGCTTGTAACATTCTTTCTTTAATTTTCTCAGAAAGAGTATTTGGAGATTTAAGTACCAATCCTGGTACTGCACCATTTTTAAAGAAATTATCTTGAAACTTTCTCATGCTTCCTAGTAACTGCATAGTTCTAAAAGCTGGTTTCAATCTTGGAACTCCTCTATAAATGGAATTAAAACTGTTTTCTTTTATGTGAATTATTTCATTCACGCTGTAGTCAATACTATTATCAAAAGTATATTTTTCTACATAAGTATTATCATCAGTATAGATAGTTACTTTATCTGCTGGAAGATGATACAAATGTGCACCATCAAAGTATATAAATATATTTCCATCTAGTAATAAGTCTATAACAAGATTTCTTTTAAAAGTACTTACATCTTGAAATGGATTTGGTTCTATATTCAGTAAAGTATCTACTCTAACTTTTCTAATATTTTTTATAATGTTGTTTGTGTTAACTCTTTGTTCGCCAACTGTAAATGGTATTTCAGCCACATCGTCAACAATCATGTTAACTGCTCTGTTTACAATTTCTAATTGTTCATAAGCATTTCGGTAGTTAGTAACAACTTCTCTTGTATCAACAGTCATTCCCTCATTTCGGGATATAACGTATTGCGAAGGATTTAGTTTTTCCTCCGTATCGTTACTTCTGCCTAAAATAAAATCATACCATGCCATGTTTGTTTCTCTGTTTTTCGACCCATCTTGCTTGTTTCTCTGCTGTGAATAACTTGGGTCGCTTTCCGTATAATGAGTGTAACCTCAAATGGTGCTGATGGCAGAGAGTAACGGTTTTTTCATAAACTTTTTCATAGTTCTCACCAATGAATCGCTCACGAACATCTAGTATATCTTGCTCATTCTCTATAGGTATATTGTTTGTGCTTAGCCAAGTTTCTAGTAGTTCGGTCAATCCGTAAAAATGGTGAAAATCTAAATTGTCAGTGTTTCCGCAAATGAAACATTCGCTTCCTTTTTTATACT